ACATCTTACTCGAAGATGGTAGGAGACTTTGTAAATGATGCAAAGACTACTGTAGAAAACTCACATGATTGGTCAGAGCTACGCAGCACTGTAGTAGTATCTACTTCCAGCGGTACTAACGAGTACACAATTACAGGAAGTGGAGACAGAATCAAACTGTACAGTGTTCTTAACGACACCTCTAATTTTTTCTTACGGTACGAGAATCCTACATGGTTTGCTAACGCAGAGTACAACTCTGGCACAGTTAGCGGATCTCCTGAAAAGTACACATTCTCAGGTGTAGATGGGTCTAACAACAGTAAAGTAAAGTTATACCCTACTCCTGACGCTACTTACTCATTACGCTTTGATGTACTGATTAGACCGGGAGACTTGTCTGCTGACTCAGATACAATAGTAATACCTGAGAAACCGATAGTACATTTAGCCGTAGCTTTGTTAGCTAGGGAACGTGGAGAAACAGGAGGTACGACAGCACAGGACTACTTTGCTTTAGCTGACACTGCTTTGTCGGATGCTATTGCACATGACGCATATAAGAATCCTGAAGAGTATATTTACAGACCTGTATAATGGCACAGCAACGACAAGTAATATACATAGGTGCTCCGGGTTTCAGAGGACTGAATACTCAGGACTCACCTGTCAATCAGGATCCGTCCTTTGCATCCATAGCGGAAAATGCTATAATAGATAAGTTCGGTAGGATTGGTGCTAGGAAAGGTATAAACAAAGTAACTAGCTCTTTGACAGCCTTAGGGTCTAGCATAGGCACTGAAAGTATAAAAGAGTTTATAGCTTTAGACGGCGGTAAGAAAGTATACTCCGCTGGTAACAATAAGATATTTAGTGGTACTACCTCGCTAACTGATGAAACTCCGGGTGGTTACACAATATCTGCAAACAACTGGAAGATGGTCAACTTTAATGACCATATGTACTTTTTCCAGACAGGCCATGCTCCGTTAATATATCAGGATGGAGGCACGTTAGAGACTATAGCTAGTCATTCAGGAGCGTCAGGTACACCACCAAACGCTAATGAAGCTATAGCAGGGTTTGGTAGGATATGGGCTGCTGATGTAAGTGGAGACAGGAATACACTGTTTTTCTCTGATACGCTAGACGGCACTGATTGGAACTCAGGCACGTCAGGTAGCCTAGACGTTAAAACTGTATGGCCTACAGGTTTTGACGAGATTGTAGCACTAGCTACACACAATAATTTTTTAGTTGTTTTCGGTAAGAAGTCGATACTGCTGTACTCAGGTGCAAGTGCTCCAGCATCGATGACCCTAGCAGACAGCATAACAAACATAGGCTGCATAGCTAGAGACAGTGTACAGAACACAGGAACAGACGTAATCTTTTTGTCTGACTCAGGAGTTAGAAGTTTAGGTAGAACAATACAGGAAAAGTCAGCACCGATAGGAGACATATCTAAAAACGTCAGAGACGAGTTGATGTCTGACGTAAACACTGAGACACTTAACATAAAATCAGTGTTTAGTCCAGAGGAGGCTTTCTATCTTTTGTTCTTACCCACTACGTCTAAAGTGTACTGCTTTGATATGCGAGGCACACTGGAGGACGGTAGCCATAGGGTAACTACATGGCCTAACACTAAGATACTGTGTGCAGACAGGATAGATGACGGTACATTACATTTTGGTTCTGCAAAGGGCATAGGTAAGTACAGCGACTTTTTGGATGACGCAACGCCTTATGTTATGAAGTACTACACAAATCCGTTATCTTACGGAGATGCTTCAAGACTAAAGATGTTGAAGGAAATAGATTTTACAGTAATCGGAGGCCAGAATACTTCTGTAGTTGTTAACTGGGGCTATGATTATAAGGAAGCGTACACAAAACAGACAGCAACATTGTCTGACGCTAAGATAGCGGAGTACGGCGTTTCAGAATATAACGTAGCAGACTCAGAATACAGTGCATCAATTATTATTGACAGTGCACAAATCAAAGCAACAGGGACAGGTAAAGTAGCTACCATAGGTATAGACGCAACAATAAATGGGAAGTCTTTATCAATACAGGAGTTAAAGACAGAAGCTTTAATAGGTAAGTTAATATGACAAACTATTCTAAAACCACTAACTTTACAGCTAAAGATTCTTTAGTCTCTGGAGACTCTAATAAAATAGTTAGAGGAGCAGAAATTGACACAGAGTTTGATAACATATCTACGGCGATTGCTACGAAGTCTGACATCGCCAGCCCAACATTCACAGGAGTTGTTTCATTTCCTGACGGTTCTGCTGGGAATCCCTCTATTACTAATACTGGTGATACTAACAGTGGTTTATTCTTTAGCGCAGCCGATACTTTGGCTTTTACTGCTGCTGGCACAGCACAGTTCACAATGGCTGATGGAGTCATCGCACCTGTTACAGATAATGATGTAGACCTAGGTACAAGCTCACTTGAGTTTAAAGATGCTTACTTTGATGGTACAGTGCACACTGACGCTATCAACTTAGATGGTACAGCTATCACAGCTACGGCAGCTGAACTTAACATTATGGACGGCGTGACTGCCACTGCTGCTGAGTTAAATATCCTAGACGGCGTAACTTCAACTGCAGCAGAGCTAAACATTTTAGATGGAGTTACTGCTACTACGGCAGAACTCAATATCATGGACGGTGTAACGTCTACAACTGCTGAACTTAACATCCTAGACGGTAAAGCGTTTCTCGATGAAGACGATATGTCTTCCAACAGTGCCACAGGCATCGCTTCCCAGCAGTCAATCAAAGCTTACGTAGATGCACAGATTACTGCAGAGGATTTAGACGTTACTTCAGACAGCGGTACGATTGCTATTGACCTAGATAGCGAAACACTAACCATTGCTGGTGGTGAAGGTATTGATACGTCCGCTACAAGTAACACAGTTACCATTGCTGCTGAAGATGCAACTACATCAAACAAAGGTGTAGCTTCTTTTGATTCTAATGACTTTACAGTATCCAGTGGTGCAGTTAGCCTAGCTACGACTTCCACAGCAGCAGAACTAAATATCCTAGATGGTGCTACTTTAAGCACTGCAGAACTCAACATACTCGACGGAGTAACTAGCACAACTGCAGAGCTTAACATACTTGATGGCGTAACTAGCACAACAGCTGAACTTAATATTCTTGATGGCGTTACAGCTACAACAGCGGAACTAAACATCCTTGACGGTGTTACTTCTACAGCAGCAGAGTTAAACATCTTAGATGGTAAAGCTTTTCTTGACGAAGACGATATGTCTTCAAATAGTGCTACAGGTATTGCATCTCAACAATCTATTAAGGCTTATGTAGACGCACAGATTACCGCTGAAGACCTAGACTTCCAAGCAGACTCTGGTGGTGCACTAAGCATAGACTTAGACTCAGAAACTCTTACGTTTACTGGCGGTACTGGTATAGACACCAGTGGATCTGGTAATGCTGTAACCTTTGCTATCGACAGTACGGTAGCAACTCTCACTGGATCACAGACTCTTACCAATAAATCACTAACTGCACCTACTCTTACAGGTACGGCTGTAGTGGCTTCTTTGGATATATCAGGCGATATAGACGTAGACGGCACAAGTAACCTAGATGTGATTGACGTGGACGGGACTGCTAACTTTGCAGCAGACGTAACTTTTGCTGATGGTGCTGATTTAATCACTGCATCCGCTGGCACAGACAATGTTCGTATTGGTGCTACTGCTGGTGACAGCATTCAATCGGGAGGTAATTTCAACACCTTGGTTGGAACAAACGCCGGTACAGCAATCACAACTGGAGACAGCAACGTAGCGGTGGGAAGAAACGCACTAGATGCAGAGGTAGCTGGCAGCTTATCTGTGGCTGTAGGTGTAGGTACTTTAACTACTCAAAGTTTTAGCACCGCAACTGATGCCTATAACGTAGCAGTGGGTCACGCTGCTGGTAACGCAGTCACTACGGGAATTGAGAATACTCTTATCGGTGGTTTAGCTGGCGATGCTCTCACTGATGCAGATCACAATGTCGCTGTTGGCGCTCTTGCTTTAGGTGCTGATACGTTAGGTAGCAGAAACATTGCTATTGGTTATGCAGCACTAAGTACCCAAAACTTCACCACGGCTACCAATGCTTATAATGTAGGCATTGGACACGCTGCTGGTAATAACGTCACCACGGGGGTCCAGAACACTCTTATTGGCGCTTTAGCTGGAGATGCGCTTACTACGGGAGATTCAAACATAGCAGTAGGTTATACAGCTTTAAGTTCAGATACAAAAGGTGAAAGAGCAGTAGCGATTGGCGAAGGTGCTTTGTTCACTCAAAACTTCACTACAGAAACAAATAACTACAACGTGGGTATAGGTTATAACGCTGGTTTTGCCGTCACCACGGGAGTTAGGAATGCCATATTCGGCGGTCTGGCCGGAGATGCCCTCACTGATGCTGATCACAACACCGCAATCGGTTTTGGTGCTTTATCTAGCGATACTTTAGGTAGCAGGGCAGTAGCGATAGGACAAAGTGCTTTAGTTTCACAAAACTTCACCACAGCAACGGACAATTACAACGTAGCCGTGGGATATTTTGCGGCTGGGAGCCTTACTACGGGAGTTAACAACGTTCTCATCGGCGGTCTCGCAGGGGATGCTATGACCGATTCGGATGATAACGTGGCCGTGGGTATGCAAGCGTTGAGCACAAATGTCCTCGGAAGTCACAACACAGCAGTCGGTAAGGAT